GTGCTCTTGAAAATTGTATTTTACTAAAACCAATGTTACTTGAGGTTGTACCTGTGTTAGATGTGGCTACTTCAAATCCATTTACCCATAAAGCCATATCATTGTTTTTGTATTTACAAACTATCTTAATATAGTTAGTTTTATCTACATTATAAACACTAATATTCGTTGAAGTTGCACCTGTATAATTTAAAAACATTTGTATTCTTCCTAATTCAGCTCTATAAATTAAACTTAATCTATTGTCACTATTAGAACTATTTACAAGTTCTATTGTTTTAGCTATTCCATCATCAGCCAAAGCACTAATCTCCGCCATCAAAACACCCTCACTATCATTAAAAGTATTTACATCCCCTGCATTATTACAAGTTTCTGCTGAACGTGTGGCTTGAGAACCGTTGGTTGGAATGTATGAAGTTGGATAAGAACCTGCTTCTACTTGTGCACCCCAAATATACAAACCACTTGTTCCATCTCCCGTATATCCAGCATTGCCATAATCATCTAATAATACAAGTCCTAATGATGCTTGAGTTCCTGCCCCTTTAGTTGCAGTTAAACTTATTTTATACCAATTATTTGGAAAATTATCTATCTTATACGATGTGTTTGTCCAAGAACCTCTGCTACCCCCATTATTCTCTAAAACACTTTCATTATTTAAGTTTAAATCTATTCTGTAATCTCCTGTTGTTAAATCTGATAATTGTATTCTTACTCTGCTTCTTGTATCAGCTTTTATAAATACAGAACTTGTAACAGAAACATTACCAACAGTTACATTATTTTGAGTTTGGTGTGTATTACTTGCAGTGGTATCTTCTATAAATTTGTCAGCATTTTGTGTGCCATCAGGGGAAATTGCATTATTAGAAACAATACTACCTCTCGTTTTTATCCAACTTGAATTACTTAAATCTTCTGAATAAGGTATTAAATTAGTTCTACTCGGCTCTAACAACAAACTCGGACATCCATTTACAACCCCATCAATTAAAGGATAGTTTAGTCTTGGTGTGTATATAGGTGCAACGGCTATAAGACCGTCCTCGTCTACATAAGTAGCGGTTGTATTTCGAAAAAAGACAAATGTATCGTTTTTAGGTTTTAAGTTTTGAATATTTGCAACACCTACACCACTTGGTAGTAAAGATAACTTTGCTTTTTGAAATAACTTCTGCTCCTTCATTAAACCTATTTCATAACCTAAAGGTCTTGGGAAGACCGTTCCTCCAGAATCTAATACTCTAGACCTGTAGTTTGATGCGTAGCTCTCTCCAAAAGAAATATTTTCTGATAATGTCTTGCTTGTGAATACAGAATCTGATTCTTCTTTAGATGCGTATACTGTTGTGTCGACAGAGCCATCAGCTTTTAAAAATTGATTAGATGTTCCTCCATCCTTTATGAAAGAAGTTGCCTTTACATCGCCACTAACAACACCACCTGTTAACTGCAAATACCTAGCATCGCCTAAGCTTTCCACCTCTGTTATGAAGTCTGTAATATCTCCGCTCTCTAAAACAACTACTCCTGTTTTTCCAGCTACGCTTAAAACAGTGTTAGTTACATTTAGAAATGTCTTTAATTGAGCTATTGTATTTTTATAAGCAACGCCATTAGAATCAGCCTGTGCTAATAATGAAGCATCACTTAATACACCCTCTGATAATTCATTAATCTTTATGCTCATTCTTCTTGTTTTTTTCTTTTTCTAATATTTCTTTATGATACCTAATCATTTTTTCTAAGTAATGTTTCTTTACCTTATATTTACCTCTTTCACTCATTATAAAACAATACTAGAAAAATTACTATTATCTCTATCTGGTCGCATATCTCCATTTAAGTTTTGATTGTATTCTGGAAACTTGCTAGAGTTATTACACATATAATCTGTAAATCTAGTGGTATAAAACTCTGCCCTTGCAGTAGCTTTAGATACCATCCTATCTATATCTCCATAACCAACAAAATCATCATTCTCTCCTCTATGTTTAGATAAACCTCCGTTATCCATCCTAAACATACAGAAAGGAAAGTACTCCATCTGAGTAAACCAAATCAACATTGCTTTTATATAGTTATCTATCAAGTCTTTATAATCAGAGTTTTCTGGTAAAGAAATATCTCCGCTTATTATTAATGCTTGTAGTTTATCGTACAACTTAGTACCTAAATACTGTTGTATATGAATATCTTGAGCCACCTCTATATAATGAATTAACTTATCACCATCAGTGTTACCTGTTATAATAGAGTTGTCTTTTAAATCTTTTAAACTTATAAATAATGCCTTACTCATAACTAAATAGTTTTCTTATTTTACTTAATACACTTGGATAAGCACCATTATTAGGCATATCTATAGGTTTAATAGGTGTTTCTACAGGATTATTAGGTTTTTGTAATCCTTTATCATAAGCATCTTCTGGATTAACTCTTTTACCTTTTTGTTTATAAACCTGTAGCTCCCAATAGTGATGGCAATTTTTTCCTCCTTTAAACTTTAGTAAAGAATAATTTCTTCTTTTATGCCCTAATTCGTTATTAACACCTCTAAATGACATCATATTAATATCCTCTTTTCTAAACACAACTTTATTAGAGGTTAGATTTTCCATCTTTCTGCAAAAATTCCTACTATTAGTGCTATTTCTAACAGGCATATAAGCATACCTTACCTTATAGGTATCATTGTCTTCTTTAGATTTCTTATTTGAATACTTAATTTCAGCCATTTTAACAGATTCTTTTCTGTCATCGTATACTTCACTATGGACAAGCTCCCAATCATCGCTTAAAACCTCTCCTAAGCCTTCTAATTGATTAATCATCTCATCACCTTCTTCCTCAGAAAAATCATCTTGTTTTTGAGAAGATAGTTTCTCACCTGTTTCTTCCTCTCGTTTTATCTTAGTAGATATATTATCTAACTCAGTAAACTCAATAGGCTGAAGAGTTATAAAGTATAATTCTTGGTTAATATTATTAAACTGTAGTATTTCCTTTAATCCACTTATTAATTCGTCTTGTCTAGGTCTTATAATTACATTATCCATTAATACAGATGCAGTTCTTAATTCCTCTGCATTGTTTCCAAAACCTGTGTTATCCTTAATACCTAACAATATTGGCGAAACAATACCGTGACCTAGCATTATTTTCTCTCTAGCTTCATCAGATAGAAATTGATATTGAGCATGAGCATCTGGTAAATGTATAGCATCTATTGTTGCAGCTGTTTCAGAGCTTTCATTAAAAGCAATCATAGCTTTCCCAGAGTTTGATGAGCCACCAAACTTTTCATTAACCTTATTCTCTACAATTTGTTGTGTAGATTCGTCTGGAACACCATTGTTAAAGTTTATAAATAAACTAGGTGATAATCCGTTCTGTATATTTGATATATGATACTCACTAACCTCTCCTTCTAACTCCGCATACTGTAAGCAGGCGTGGTAAAAAGCAGGTGCATAGTAATAAAACTTAGGACTATATGGTTTGAATATGTATATTTCATTTAATTCTTTGTTGCTACCGCATCTAAAAGAAGGTATTTTTTTAGTCTTATCAGATGGTTTTTTATTCTCCCAATCTGGATGATAATGCCAATATTTAATTACCCCATCTACAGCTTTAGATGCTCTTAGTGTACTCATTGGGAAATGAGATACTTTTAATATCTTTGACTTATCTTTATTATAGGTTAATTGCATTGCTGCTTGACCTAGCATATAGTAGTCCGTAGTTAATTTCTTAACTTCGCTCTGTCTTAATAGCTTCTTAAACTTAACATAGTCTTCTGGAAAATCACTAGAATTAAGTGATTCTAAGCCTCTCCCGTATATCATATCAGATATACCATTGATACACCTTGAATTAGTTGGGCTAGACATAAACCTGTCAACTAACCTATCAAAATAATCGTTATTTTCACCAAAAGCAATATAATCTTTATTATATACTTCTTTTGTAACAGGCATCTCGTAAGATGATAAATTTACAACCCTAAAATTTTGCTTATTCTCTTTATCGTTAGACATATTTAATCTTTTATAATATACTCGTTACTTATGTTTTCGTCTTTCTGAGTATAATTTTCAACAGCTTGCTTGTGTTTTATGCTAAAATCTGTTTTGGCAGTAACATAAACATTATCTCTATACCACAACTCACCATCTCTCTTTAACTCTATAGTGTATGTTTCACCTTCCGATAGAATGTTAAAAATAACATCCACAGAGCAATAGTAACTAGATTTTGTTACCGCTAAACCACTTATCGTTTCTTCTTGACCATAACCGTCTTTCCTTAAAACAATATCTACATTACCTGTAGAATCTAGTGTTCTTGGTATAAACGATATATTTTGCGTAGTATCTATTGGTTTTAGTACAATCATAATTATATAACATAAAAACAGTTATTTGTATTAATTATTTGGTTATTTTAATTATTTGTTATAGTTTTGTAACTATACGATAAAAAAACGTTTTAATGTTTTTTATGAGAAGTTAAATTTAATGTTAGTTTTTCATCGCATTATTATACTCGTTCACATATAATAAAAAACCCTTATATATTTTACTACATAAGGGTTTTTAACAAAGATTTGTTTTTAATTATGAACCAGTAACAACAGTGAATCCAACAGTTGTTAAATCACCATCAATGAAGTTTGCAGGTAGTTTCTCCATACCAGAGAAAGATAGAGTATAACCACTCATATCTCCCATACCAGCTCCAGTAGCAATAGAACCTCCTGTTACATCAGCTCCATACTCTAATCCAGCTAATAATAAGTTTCCATTATTATCCTCAATTATAATGTGTGGGCTTCCGTAAGAAAGTAATTTAACTGTTTTATGGTCTTCTTTAGTTAGCTTTGGTAACTGTAATTCTAAAACTTGTTCAAAGTATGTTGTTCCGTTTTCTCTACTTGGTGTAGGTGTTTCTGTATAGGTAGATGCACCTCTAACATCAAACTTGTAAGCGTCTGGCGTTCCGTCTACTCCTGTAATTACATCTGTATCCGTAACGTCATAAGTTATGTTGCCTAATGAACCATTATTTACAAAGTAAACAGCGGTAATACCTCCAACAGAATCTTTACAAGGTTCTAATCTACCTCTTGATATATCACAACTCATATTATTTTATTATTTTTTATTGTTAATTAAAAAAGGGCAAGTAGATATTCTCTACCTACCCTTTGTATTTATTTAAAAGCTAATTTTTAGTTAGCTGCGTTTGTGATTCCGTAAGTTACGATATCTTCAACAACTCCATACTGAACTCCTGCCAGAAAACGCATAATCATTCTCACGTTCTTAGAGCCGTCTAAATCAGACATATCTAAGATTCTAACCTCATTCCAGTCAGAAGCGATAGAAGTACCAAACCATAAGTTATCCTTAACAGTAGCAATCATTGTGTCATCTGCTAACCCATTTGCCATAGCAACTTTAATACCATCAAAATACTCGATAGTAATGTCTTGGTTGTTTCCTTGAATACTTCCGTTAGTAGCAGCTAAAGCTCTTTTGTATGCTCTAAATACGTTTTGAGATACATAAATGTATAGGTTAGGGTCACCATATAAAGAAGAAGGAACAGCATCAGCAACTTTTCCTAATTCAGCAACTACGTTAGCAGCAGTTACACTAGTTCCTGCAACTTCTTGTGCAGCAGGTAAGTCAGCATCTGCAGCTAATAAAGTAGCAAAACCATCATAGTTATCAGCACCATCAGTACCTTGCCAGATAGAAACTTCGTTTGCAGCAGCAACCTTAGCACCTACATATTGTACCATATAGTCTTGTATAGTAGCAGGCATATTTCTAAATGCAGAAGCACCCATTTGATATCCATTCCAGTCATTAAACCAGTCAGTCTTACATAATTCCAAGTTTACTTGAAATTCTTTAGGCTGAATAATTCTTTCTGAAGAAGTTACTGTAGATGTATCTGTGAAATCACAAGTTGCACCTTTAATAAGTCCATCAGTTTCTAATCGTCTTACAACTTCCTTACCTACAATATTAGGTTTGAAAGTGATTAATCCGTTTGCAAGAGTATTACCAGCTAATAATGATTGAGCGATAATTCTC